TTCATTAAATCGGGTATCTGATCTAACTGCCCCGCCGCTTGGTCATAGGGATTTTTGTACCCTGGGGTGACAAAATTCTTAATAAGGGAGAGAGGGTTTAGTTGCATAATAATAACCTCAAGGTGTCGTGTTTATTTCAACCCACGTAGGGGTGCTTCCCACCAATTTATTGGCCTTAAAAACATCATTGGTACTGTCATACAGTATAACCGCAACTGATTGGTTTCCCATTAAAGATGCGATATTTGCAGCCGGTTGTTGAGGCATCTTAAAACCTTCAGGGCTGAATATCGTCTGTAATCCCAAAATCAATTGGTCAAAAAATAAATTCCATTCTGTTCGCAACATTCCGTTGCTATCAATAATCTGCGGATTGCGAGGCAAATCCGGTATAAGCGATTTCTGTTCAGAGTTGGTAGCCATGCTATGTCCTTATGTTCACAATGCCATCCGTGGCCACCACGCGACCCAGTCCCCAAAATCGAAACTGAGCCGTGAATTTATTCGCCATGCCTAACTGCCAAAATTCTACCTTCCCCACTCGGTCACCCAATGGATTCAATTCATACGGAATCGATGAGCTAAAAGACTGATTTCCATCAATACTGAATGACAAATCAACGCGAGGATTCACCACAACCGTTTGTGGTTGCTCTAAAATCAGATAGTGCCCATCTTCTGTTCCTAATGGCTGCAAAAGCTGTGTTGCAAGATTCGCTATGCCAGGATAGATGATTGGGTCAGTTTCCCCTTGTTCCATCGTGAAACCTAAATCATTCACTACAAAGAAGTCTTGGCTAGGCAATTTCACTTCGGCGCAGACCCGAATCCTAGGAACTTGAGCGCCATCATAAGTAGTATAAATAGTGTCAAAAGCATAAATGTTGCCGTTATTCTTAGTCACAAAATAATACTGATTATCAAGGAAAACAACCTGTTTCGCGATAAAGTAATCTCCATTCTCATCGGTCGCGTGATAAAACTTTTTAGTGTCTAAATCCACGAAGAGAGACAGATTATCGGTGTAAAAATTGACGTGATAAAAAATATGTCCATCTTGCCGATACATGAAGCCTTCTGAATCTTCAGGATGTTGCAGGCTTGAAAGCAAATAATCGATCCCATCGGTTGAAATCTTTTCTGGTACGTTACCATCGGAAACCATAATGATTGGCCCAGTGTTTTCACTGATAGCCACCCAGCACATATTTTCATCCATCCAGGCGATTGTCGCAGAGTTAATACAGCCATAATCGATGTTGAATGACTGATTTCTCTGGTATGGGAATAGCTGATATCCCACATCAAACCAAGCTTCTGTACAATTTTGTCCGAAAACAAAAATCATATTGCCGCGTGACGGGAACGGCACCACAGCCAATACATTATCAGGTTTGGTTTGTAACGTGCCTGTAAAATTTGTACTTCCTGGGAAGGTTGCGGCGTTTTGGTCTGATATTTGCCAAGCGTTTGTGCCTTCAACTGCTACCAGGAATCTTGAATTGTGATAAGCGATATAAATTGGTATGAAGTCGGTATCAATCATTGAGAATACTGGCGTCCCAGTTGGCTGGTAGAGATAAAGATTGGAGCCATCGCATAAAATTATCTGGCCGACATTATTTTCCGCAATTGTGACGTTAGAAAAGAATGTGGCGATTGTACCGATTGTAATGGGTGCAAATTGATAGGGCGGATTGATAGTGGATTCATACGTCACTTGTAGCGCGTAGACCGTATTTCCCACAACCGTAATCATTTGGTTTAAAATATTGCTCGTGTAAATCGCCCGACCATTCAAGCCCAGGGTTTTAAGTACTGCTAGATAACCAGAATAGGGTACAAGCCAACCTTGCGATTCGAACATATTGATTGTTTTTTCAAGGCTGATGCAAGGATATCGACCAAAAACCGACGAACCGGCAATGGTGAGCGGGTAGGATTGAAAATTCGCTCCTCGTTTGATCATGCTGGCCTTCCTTATTATATAGACCTAATATGAACTTGGTGTAAAACCACGACCAATATTGATCTGACTCCAACTTAAAGGCGGGGCATTTTGTAGCATGCTGGTTTTCTGCATGGTCAAATCAGGGGGCGATACATACATGAGCGTGCGACGCATAAATGCGAGGTATTCTTCATGATTAAATTCGATGGTATTTTCCATGCAAATATATTTTGCCAATTCGTACCGCAGGTAAGCTAAATATCCATTGTCATAGACTGTGGTGACATCGGTGCTTAGATTCACGTCAGTGAGTGCAAACTTACCGATAAATTTTAATGGATAGACGGTATTAGGCAGAAAATACATGCGGAGTTCTAAGCCGCCATTAACCCGAAGCTGATTCCAGGTGAAAGGAAGCGTTTCGACGTTATCCACACGGCACGAACCGAAATAGGTTGAGCGTGGCAATTCGGTCATTGAATAGCGAACCACATCCAGATTGAAGGTGATTTCTTCAATCGCTACGCAATTTGGGATGAAATAAAGTTCTTGGCCTGGAACGGTGTCTAACGACACGTTGTATTGCCAATAAGGAATTAAATCGACTTCAATTGCTTTGAAGTCTAAAAGTTCATTGAGCAGATAAAGACCATCGGTTATCTGATCGCCAGAAGGAGCTTGTCCCCGCCTGGCAACAACCCCAGAAAGGTAATAGGCACGCGTTATCAACTGCTGCGCAGTGTAACTCATATTCCCTCCCTGGGGTTCGCATTAGACGTTGAACGTGTATCCAACCACATCAATTGCAACAGCATCCGAAGCCGAAGAAACTTTGTAGTTAATCGTCGGTGCACCGGCAACCAACTGAGCCAATACCAAGCTATTCGTTACAGTGTGCGCGGTCGCACCAGCAGCGGGAGCAATGATAAGAACAGGTGTGCCAGTCGTGTTTCCACCCTGCAAACTCAACGTGTCACCCGCTGCGTTGGCATTAAAATTAGTCTGAACGTTAACAACAACATTGTTCACATTCGGTACCAATCCAGCCAAATTAACAGCCGCATAAGTCGTTGAAGCACCAGCGGTCACAGAGGTTGCTTGAGGCGCATCATAAGTGAAGGTTTGGTTAGAACCTGAACCAGAAATATAACCCGAAATAAAATGTAAACTGGAGTTAGTAGACCAGTACCCAATCAAACGGTATGAATCATAACCAAATGGGATCAGCGGCAACGTGTTTGTGGCCAAAGTCAAAATGGCTGCAACAGGCTGGTAGTACCGGCTGTCTGCAATCATCCAAACGGCATACGTTGTGCTTGCGGCCAAAGTGCCAGTATCCAAACCATTGGCGCCATTAATTGCACCATTTAGCAATAAGGGAGCGGCTGTCGTTGCGCCATTCAAAGGCGCGGAGCCTAGACAAATGTCGATGTTGTCTTGGCTGTCACGGCATTGACCGGCTGCGATATCAAGCACGGTGTTAGGGGTTGTTGCATCGTTGCTGATGGTTAAACCTTGTTTGTATAAAAATGAGATCGCATAAATCGGATCGTTTTGGATTTGTGGAGTAGGCATTTTAAATATCCTTATTTGTTAATTTCGTGTAACTCGCGATGGTGAGTTCTGCACAACCATTTCACATCCAGTGGCTTGGTATAATCTTCATGATGAGCCTCTACATTCTCACCTGTTCCGCATATTTTGCAATTCTCTTTGACGAGCTTTCCTAATTTTATATATGAACGCGTTAGCGACCTTACCTTTTCCTTTAAAACCTTATCCTCATAAGCTGGGTCATTTCTGTTATCAATTCTTTTCTTACGATAACAATCTATGCACTGATATACACTAAAGCTGGCAAATTCATTTCCACATCGACATTTTCCTGTTCGGTGTCGTTGCGTTCTGCCAGTCTCTAACCGCCATCTGTTGTCATGTTTTCGCTTACATTCATGACAATACCCAACTTTAGGATTTTCTTTTAATTTGCCACAGTCATAACAATTAGGGCTTCTTCTTCCAGAGCCTATAGGCGCCCATCCTCTAGCAAGTCGTCTTTCTGCTCTTTGGCGCTTACGAACTTCTGAGCTGCATTTACGACATCTGCTTCCATTCTCACAGCCTGGGCCCTTCTCCTGCTTACAAATACTGCAAAATATGCTTCTTCCCATTTCTTGATATCCCAAAGTGAAAGGATTATTATCCCCTCACTTTGGCATTGGATCAACCTTGGGATAGCGGAATTAATATGCGCATTGTGTACTCTGGGACCATCGTTGCCCCATACACCACATCCCAACCAAACGCTGTTTGGTTTTGTCCAAGCAACGAACCGTAGGAAGTTCTTAAGGAAACACCCGTGGTTTCGTCCATGCGTGAAGCTGAATCGAAAGGACGTTGTTCTGGCAATTTAGGCATAGACAAATAGAAGCCGCCGCCACCAATCACAACACCCGCTCTATGCGAGGGGAAGGTCAATAAGACCATGCCCGCAGCAATTGGGTTGTTAAGGTTTTGGTTGGCGCCACCAGCCCAGTTAAGAGCAGGCGAAATGCTGATTGTCACATCGCCTGAGCCGTTTGCAGCTGCGTTAGCGGTCGCACGGAACTGAACAGGGTTAGCAGAAGGCTTGTGCCCAATGAACGTCAGGTAAAGCATTGTGGGCTGACCTGATACGCCAGCTTTAAACTGGAACACGTCCCCAGCTAAAACGGCTAAGGCATCACTTGCCGTTGCGCCTGATACGGTGATTTGAGTCACGTTTTGGCCAGTTGGATCGTTGGTGCTAATCACGGTCAAATTCTGTCCCAACACGCCGG